AGTTATTTGCCAGGCTTGATGCTTTGGAAGCTGCCATAAAAGGCAACTATACTGACGACACAGCAAGGCAGTTAGAGATAGCACACAAACAGATACAGCAGTTGATAATTTCACTTACAAGGGTTAAGGAGCCGGTAGTGCCCACTCCTCCAGAGAAGCCGAAAACGGAGATCACCGCTGACTGGATCATGAATAAATTATCAATAAACATTTAAACGAGATGGACGAAAAAGAATTAAAAAAACTGGAGGAGCAGCTTGAGAAACTCGGTAAGAGTATTGACGGCAAGCTCGAGGAGTTCAGCAAGAAAGCCAAAGATGCTACTGCTGAAGACCTGAAGAAACTGAAAGACGAGTTTAACAGCAATGTTAAGTCGGAAGTCGAGGCGCAGATAAAGAAGTACAACGAACTGAATGATAAACTTCAGAAGCAGGTTGACGGTCTTGAGACAAGCCTGAAACGCGCTGCATTCGGTGGTGTTGGCAAGGATCAGAAGTCCTTTGCAAATGAACTGCATGATGTACTTGCCAAACATGAAGGATTCAAGAAACTGAAAAGCAAAGAATCCCGTACAACCGGCGAAATATTCCTGAAAACCGTACAGGACATGACACAGGCTAACTCTTTCGAGAATACGCTTGTTGTTCCTTACGATCAGCAGACCGGTATCATATTTGACCCGGACAGGGCAGAGAGGGTAAGAACACTTATCAGCCAGGGAACCACGACATCGAACGCTGTCAGTTATGTATATGAGTACGCAATTGACGATTCGACAGACGTAACCGCAGAAGGTGCTGAATACAAGCAGAGTGCATTTGACCTGAAGCTGGCAACAGCTAACGTAAGGAAGATCACTGCCTACATATTGCTTTCTGAGGAACTGCTCGATGACGTTGAGGGGCTTATGAGTTATATCTCTGTACGTCTCCCGTCGAAACTGAAAGTCAAAGAAGACTACCAGCTGCTTTACGGAGCCGGAACCGGCAACGAACTGTCAGGCATCACAACCAATGCAACTGCTTATGTTGATAATCTCGCTGATGAGGATATCAGCCGTATTGACGTACTGGTCGATGCAGCCCGCCAGGTAAGGGATGACGAATACCATGCAACTGCCATGTTGATACACCCGACAGATGCAACTCAGATCAAGCTGACGAAGGATGACAACGGGAATTATATTCACCCGTGGATATTCATGCCAAACGGACAGATCACCCTTGACGGCATCCCGGTAGTTGTTACGACAGCTATCACAGCAGGTCAGTTCCTTGTTGGTGACTTCAAACTCGGTGCCCAGGTGTTTGACCGCAAACAGGCATCGCTTGAGATAAGCTACGAGAATGAAGATAACTTCATCAAAGGGATGGTTACTGTTCGCGTATCAGAAAGGCTTACACTCTGCGTTTACAGGGCTAAGGCATTCATTTACGGAAACTTCGCAACTGCACTTGCACAGGGTTCAGCATAGTAATTTAATGCGGTGAGGGATAGAGTTCCCTCACCTCCTTTTATGGAGATAAGTGAAACGGTTGTTTATGGACTGGACAGGTCAGAGGAGAGGTGGCAGAGATGCCTGAGGATATTACAGAAAGAGAGGATAAAGGATGTTACACGGTTCATAACAACAGAAAACAAAGCGGATTTATACCGGCACGCCAACCGGGATTTTGTCGAGATGATGAGATCAAGAAAAGGCGAAACGACATTGTTCTTTGAAGATGATTTTGAACTGACAAGCAACTGGCGGGAAGTATTGGATAAGGCCGCTGCTGATCTGCCCAAAGACTGGGATATTCTTTACCTGGGGGCAAACCTGACAGCAAAACCAATTCTTGTAACGGAGAATCTTTTGCGTGTAAAGGGTGCATGGATGCTTCACGGTGTGATATTCAGGTATAAGTTCGTAAGGTATTTTCTTGATAACTACCGTGTCACACCCTGGGCGATAGATCAGTGGTTTAATGAACAGGCCTTGAAGTGTAAGTTTTATATGACTTATCCGATGATATGCTACCAGCGGGCCGGTTGGTCAGACTTTCAGAATCAGAATGTAGATTACAGGATATTTAAAAATAAGTTTTACGAGAGAGTATGAAAATTTTATCGTTAGTACACGGTTACCCGCCTCAGCATAACGCAGGGGCAGAATGGATGTTGCACGAGATGCTGCTTGACCTGAAACGCAGGGGACATGAGGTATCGGTATCTATCCCTGGCGGCGGTCCTGATTTTGAAGGTATCCCTGTCAGTGATGACAAGGAGATACGGCGGATGGTATCTGAATGTGATGTGATATTCTCACACCTGAAACAAGGGGGCAGGGCGTTGAACTTCGCAGAGTATTACGGCAAGGCTTATGTTCACCTGGTACATAATACGAACTATTTCGATGTTGTTCGCGTCAAGAACCGTGATCGCGGCGCGGGCAGGTTTGTTTATGTGGTTTATAATTCGGAATACACTAAACGCACGCTGAACTATCCGAACCCTTCAACGGTACTGCATCCGCCGGTAGATATGTCAAGATACAGGGTTAAAAACAAGGGGATAAAGATAACACTGCTTAACCTGTGTGAGAATAAAGGTGGATTGTTCTTTAATGAACTTATAAAACTGATGCCTGATTACCAGTTCCTGGGTGTCGAAGGGGCTTATGCAAAACAGGAGAAAACAAAATATTCAAACGTAACCTACCTGAATAATACACCGGATATAAAAAAGGTCTATGCACAGACAAGGGTACTTCTGATGCCTTCGCAGAAGGAGAGTTACGGACGTGCAGCGGTTGAGGCGATGGCATCAGGTATCCCGGTGATAGCATCACCGACAGAAGGATTAAAAGAAAGCCTGGGGGATGCAGGTATATTTTGTGATCTACGTTCACCGTTGAGATGGGTCGAAGCCATACAGAAACTTGATGACGACAACTATTACAAAGAGCAGTCAAAGAAATGTGTGGCGCGAAGCAAAGAGATCGAAACGGCAACAAGATATGAGTTGGATCAGTTCAATAATTTTCTAAAAGCAATCGAAACAAAAGAATTATGAAAACAGCGAAAAAGGCAGAGAAAAAACCAGAAAAAAAGGTTGAGAAGAAAACGGCAAAAATAAGGGTTGTGAGGCCGGAAGATATTGCCTCTGAAAAAATCAATGTCAAGGTGGAACGTCCTACAAAGGAAAAGGCCGAGGCGGATCCTTCGTTTGGTAAGTTCGAAGTGCTGACAGTTATTCCCTTGAAAGAGGGTTTTGTCCGCGCGCAGGTATTACAGGATTACAAGGGAATGGAAGATGACCTGTACTGCGGGGATATTATTGACCTGCCTGAAAGACGGTTTAAAAGCCTTTCATTCAGGGGTATGGTCAAGGAATATAAAGGTGGGTTGAATCCAAATAAAAGACGATGAAAAATTTACAGGTCCGGGTTTATACAGATATAGTCACTGAACCGGTCAGTGTTGCCGAAGCTAAGAACTTCTGCAAGGTCACGGGTACGGGAGATGATTCATTATTTCCGATACTGATAACGGCGGCACGCCAAGCTATTGAGAAATATATATCCGGTTCACTGGCATCAAAGAAACTGCACGCTACGTGGGTCGAGATGCCCGATGACCATATACTGGAATTACCCTACGGGCCTGTTATATCCGTTGATAGTGTTTACTGGATTGATGAGGAAGGAACAGAGGAGCAGGCAACGCTTAACGATGATTTCTGGGTCTATGGCGATCAGGACGCTATTGTTAAGATGACAACCTACTGGACTACAGGACTAAAACGTACATCGTCCGTCAGGGTTGAATATACAGCCGGATATGGTCATGCAAATACCGAGACACTTCCAGCAGCACTGAAACTGGCGGTCCTGAAACAGATAGCAACGGATTATGATTTAAGGGAGAATATTGCAGCGGGCGGGTTTTCGGCTTTAGATAACGAGGCTAAACGGCTTGCTGCTCCATATAGAAAGAAGGTATGGTTTTAAAAGGTGCAATGCGGGATTATATCACAGTGCAGGTAGCAACACGCACTAGTGACAGCCAGGGGGGATTTACTACCGGGTGGACCGACACGTATTACGAGTGGTCGCAGGTAAAGACCCTTTCGGAATCCCGTGCACTGGAGAACGGCGGTATCAAATACCGGATAGCTGTGGAGATAACACTGAGGTCACGGACTGACTATACGCTGGGGCCGGAACACAGGATAAAATACGGGACGACATACTATACGATAAATTCAGTTGTACCGAGTTTAAAGGGTGATATATTAACTGTACTTGCTTATGCCTAAATGGTTGCATATATCAATGTCAGCGGCTGAAAAACAGCGGTTTGCTTCGTGGATCAATGAACTGAAAGGGGATAACGAGGCAGAGTGCAAGAAGCTCATCCAGCAGACGCTTTACACCGCACGCCGGAGGGCTGTATCGTTTGCACCGGTAGATAAAGGCTTTTTAAGGCAGCGGATAAACGTGAGTATCAATTCTGACGGTATGGGCGGGGCTGTATGGTCAAGCGTCAAGTATGCACCTTACCAGGAGTTCGGGACAAGACCACGGGCAATAATACCATCGGATGCAGGGGATTACGGGATAGAACCGACAGAATGGAAAGTACCGAATCCCAAACGACTGACAAACGTACGGCCTAACCCGTACATACTGCCGGCAATGAGGTTAGGGAACAGGGAAATGATATTGAAATTAAAAGCAATGGGATTTAATGAAAGACCCGAGTGACATAATACGCATCTGGTTGTATAACAAGCTGAACAATG